GCCCAACCCTTTATTTATATAATTAAGGCATGAGCCTTAACCAAGACACATCATTAAAGATTAGCCTTTCTTATTTGGCACAGATTATTGTGGTTATATCGGTTGCTGTTTATGGCTATGCCGATATCAGTGAACGCATTGAAAAAAATGCCAGAGAAGCTAGAAACATTAGGGGCAATCAAAACAATTACATCTTTCCTGATATTAGAGAATTAGAAGCAAAGACAACTGAACTAGAACGACAAGTCTTTGTCTTGGAAACTGAGATCAATTTATACAAACAAGAAATAGATGGTTTAAGGCAAAGAGAATATGAAAGCCTACAACTATGTGAGAATCCAAGTTAATATAAGGGTATGAAAGAAGAGTTGGTCAATGAAATAAGAGACCACATTAAAGAATACGAAGGTTTTTCATCTTTGGTTTATTCATGCCCAGCAGGGTACGATACTATCGGATTTGGTCGCAACATCGAACAGAAAGGTATTACTAAGCAAGAAGCCGAATACCTATTAGCCAACGATATTCAACAATGCATCAAAGAACTTAAAGGCATCATCAATAGATTTGACGATCTGCCTGACAAGGCCAAGCTGGTTTTGATTGATATGTGTTACAACTTAGGGCTATCCAAGCTACTTAATTTTGAGAATATGCTTGATGCCATTGATGCTAGAGATTGGGAGAAGGCTGCTGAAGAGTTGCTAGACAGTCGATATGCACGACAAGTGAAAAGAAGGGCTAGGATTAATGCTTCTTACTTGATTGCTTGTGCTGATTAATTAAAGCTACCAGTTGGTACAAATCCTCTTCTGTCATATCGTGTTTCATTATATTGCACCGATAAGTTATTAATTGAATGTTGTTTGGCTCATAGCCTACAGTGGGATTAATTCGATCTATGGATATGTTGGTATCTACCTTACCTTGTCCTGTTAGCCAAGTCATTGCAATACCTGATAAAGCACATTTGCCTTTTTGTCTATGATAACAGTTATAGAGATGAGCTTGATTGATGTGCCATGTCAGGTCGGCTCTTGAGGTTCTTCTATGCCCTGATGTGACTTCGTATTTTAGTTTAGCAAACAGCTTATCCATGTAGCTGTAAGCATCAACTCCATTTCTTTTAGCTCGGTATTTGTAATCGCAGGTTTTGCATCTGGCACGAAGCCTATCACCTCTATCAATGAAAGCATTAGATTTTGTTATCGGTATCTGACAGTCTTTGCAGAGCTTCATGATTTTTCTTCATGTGTTGATATAGTTTTTTTATCTTTTCATAAGTCATATTGCTTTTCAATCTATTTGCATGCATAGAAATCCATTCAATATTGCCCTTTATATAGCCCTTTGTTGTATCTATTCTATCAACTGTAGCAGTATTGGGACTATTCACACCCTCTCCAAAAGACATCTTTAACCCTGTGTATGGGCATTTATAGTCTCTCGGAAATATCTCCATTAAATATTTATTATCGAGATTGAAATCCATATTGGAGTATTGATATTTTGCTCTTTTTCTTAAGTGCCTTCTTTTGTTACCCATTTGTTTATAGAGAATCTGATAGAAAGAATCTTTAGTGAACATTTCTTTTTTTATAGCAAGTGATTTTTTAAAATTATTTATTTCTTCTTTGGTTTTCATGTTTTTTCATTCTTAAATAAAATCTTTCAACATCACTGAAAGTCATATCTCTTTTATTTCTGTTTGCTTCCATAGATAGCCACTCAACATTGCCTTTGACATAACCTTTAGTATTATCGATTCTATCTAAGGTTGCTGTAGCATAATCAGCACAACCATTTTTGTTGAAATTCATGATATGACCATAAATCGGACACTTGTGATCTTTAGGAAATATTTTTAAGAGATAAAAATCATCAATATCTGAAGAATTTATTAAATGAGCTTTTCCTCTTCTTTTGAGATTTTTTATTAATATTGCTGCCTTACCCTTAATATTTGAATACAATTTTTTATAAAAAATATCTTCTAATATTTTTTTTGCCTCAGAGTTTTCTTTTATGATTTTTCTATATCTTATACATTCTGGTGAACAGGTTTTTTGATTTTTTCTTTGTTGTAATGATCGTGTTTCTTTGAAAACAAGTTCTTTACCACATACAGTGCAAAAACCTTTATAAGTATCTATTTCTTCCCAATATTTTTTATCAGCCCTATATGCACTTTTTCTTCTGTTGCATTTTTCAGAACATGTTTTTCTAATATTTTTACCAATGCTGCAAAATTCAATACCACAAAATGTACATATTTTGTGTCTTTTGCCAAATTTATTCATGCCTTCCTCATCCAGCGATACACAGTGCTATGATCTACTCTGTAGCCTTGATTCTCTAATAATGCTTGTAAGGCACGACAAGACAAATCAGGGTGTTCAGCATAGATGTGCATAGCATATTCATGTGCTTTTCTTTTTTCTCCTTGTATGTATCTAGTTCCTTTCTTCATCTTCCAACCTCTTAATGCTGACAGTTTTGTTTCTAACAGTGTAGGCATCTTTCGCAGGGATAATCTTCTCAGGTTGTGCCTTGTAAGATTTGCTACCCCACTTCACTTGCCATTTAGGGTGTACACCTATGGTTGCTTGACCCATTTTGTTTTGTATTTTCAAAATGGCTTCGTCTTTTAGCTCCTGCAGCATTTTTATCTGCTTGTTGGCACTATCAATCGTCTCAAACAAATGCTCATCCTCAGTAGCGAATGTGTGGCTTAGAGCTTCGTCAGGCTCAGAAAACACCCTTGCAGCATCGCTAGATGTGGTTGGTGGGTAGTATTCTTCATTGACAATGCGATTATCAAAGTCGGTAATGACTTCTGCTAATTCTTTTTCAAAAGCAAAGTCTCTTCGCATCACATACAACTGCAACATGGTAGATCGGTACAGCACTGCCACGACAGCCCAGTCACAATTTGTGGCACTCATTAAACCCTTGCACTGTAATACACCTCTGTAGTCAGCAGGGACACCATCTTCAGGTGGGTAGACAGCAGTGGCCTTGCTCTCCAAAATGCCTTTGCCCTGTAAAACGATAGGTTCACCATCTTCAGTAAATATGGTTTCCCCATCTGGTCTGATGATTAGGTTATCGGCATAAGCTGTACCATCAACAGAACCCATCAAAGGTAATGATTCATGTTGTACAGGTGTCGTAATGTTGGTGTCTAAATTGTATAGCCCTAGTTCTTCAGCACATAGCTGTAAGATTAGTGGCTCTAATTTATCACCCATCTTTTGAATCATGCTTTGCTGTTCACCAGCACGAATGTCCTCACCTTTTCTAGCCCTAATGCATCTGTCCAATGCTTCGTTAGGGGTTTGATAAGGTGACTTATTAAATATGACTGGCAAAATTGAACATGATGCCATCGAATCTTTAGTTAGTTTTCCTACCATTATTTTCTCCTTTTCTGACAGCCTATGAATGTTGAGCTACTAGCCCACCATGCAAAGGCATATATTATTAATACACTTACAAAGACACCCAAGCCTAGTAGCCCAAGTGTCCAACCTATAAATTCAATCATTCTGCTCTCCTTAATTTAAAAGTTAATTTTATTAGTTGGGTGTAGATAAGTCTGTCGGATGTTTTATAGCTATCCTTGTACTTATCTATCGCCAACTCAAGACAATGAAGCATTACTTCTTTTTCTTGATCGTTAAAGTTCATAATGTTCTCCTTAAATCTTCAACAAATCTTTCTGTTATGAATGTAACAGTTGCAGCTATTGATTTAAGTCTAAGTGCATTTTTTAACTTGGTTAATTGCTCATAATTATCAGCAGATAGACTTACAGGTATACCATATCTAGCATTACCACTTTCTGTCTTTACAAGATTGTTGCTTCTTACAGTAGTTACTTTTTGATACTTGCTCATAGTTGTGCTTGTATTTCATCAACTGAATCTCTGACAAACATGACTGACTTGCCACCGAATAAGATGATTACTGTTTTACCCATTTCCTTAGTTACACCAAGTATATCTCTTCTGCGAATGTTTGTGGGGTGCTTATCTCCCCACTGGTAGCATTGTACTATTTTCATGCTGTCTCCTTATTAAAGTGAGGTAGCACTAGGCTACCTCTTCTTCTGTATATTTTTTTAATTTGCACTCGTAACTTACCCCTTCTTTCATTGTGTTACCCTCGTTGTACCAACTGGCAGCACAGATTACAGGTTCAGAATCAAGCACAAAAAAACTTTTAATTTTATGCTCTCTAATTAGTTCATAAAAATGATAGTAAAGGTCTTTTACAGTTTCAAATTGTGAACAGTAGTTACTGTTATAAAACCAATCATAGCCTTTTTCATCTATCGTAATAACGCTTTTAATTAATATTTCTTTTTTCATCATCGTCTCCTTATTGAAGTGAGGTAGCACTAGGCTACCCCCTGTTTTTTCATTTCGCGTTCAAGTTCTGCTATCTCTTCGTTAGTTAGCTCTAACTGTTCGTTAGATGTGTCAGCACACTCTTGTTGCCAAGCCTTCCAAATCATGTCATTGCCTGAGCAATCGCTATTTAATGGTCTACCTGCTTTACCTGCTAGAACCTCTTGTAGTGTGTAGTATTTTTTCATCATCGTCTCCTTTTTGATGTGTAAGCATCATTGCCTACATTTATAATTTTAAGGTTTGCAACACATAATGCAAGTGATTTATAAAATAAACTATCTTTTTTTTAACTAATGTTTATTATTGTTTACATGGATGAAAGAAAATTAATTCCTATCAGCAAGTCCTTGCATGGACAGATTAAGGATTATTGCAGGTCTAATGGCTTTGTAATGTCTAGGTTCATTGAGGGTTTGTTGGTCGATAACTTCAATAAATTGAAGGGGGAAAATGATGAACGAGGTTTACAATCCTGATTGCCCATACTTTATAGAAAGGAATGGTCGGAAGAAGATTTGGTTGCATGAGAGCCTAGTCAAGCGATTGCAAGATTTGGCTGTACATTATGAAACCGATGTGCAGACTGTTGCTGAATACTTTGTGCAAGTGGGTGTAAATACTGTTGAACATAATCCATCTAAGAAGGTGGAGTTTGATTTGGAGAATTTATAGATGAAAAAGGAGAATATAAAAGAATCGAAGGAGTTTATTAATTGGGCTGTCAATAAGCTACAAGAGATAAACTACGAGAGATATCAAATCAGTATTAATGTCAGTGGGTACAACGAACCTGAGTATGACTTCAATACTTGGCTTGATGAAAACTATTGTCGATTGGTAGAAGAGTTTTACCAAACTGATAATGGGTGTGTATAATAATTGTGACTAAAATTATAAGGAGATATAAATGTCATTTTTACAACTTAATGAAAACGATGGTGCTTCTATGTACATAAAGCACAGCTTTCAGCTTGGCAAATTTGTTGTCAGCGATGAGCCACTAGATGTGGATTATATGTTAATACATCCTGATTTTAAGACAGGGTGGGGTCAATATAAGGACGGCCAATTTCTCTGGGAATGGGACAAAACACAAGGTGTAGCACGAAGCGATAAGGCTGAACTTATTGCCGATGGTTACAATAGAGCTTTCGGTGCAAGAGTTTACATCAAGGGTAAGGGTGTTTATGTCTGGCAAAGATTTTCTAAGCTAGAAGGGCAATCGTTTGACGATGCTATTTCTGCTGCATGGAAAGACAAAGAGGAAGGCAAAGTACCATGCTTTAAATACGAAGGCAGTGAGAAAATATCGTTGTCTGGTGGTGCTAAAGGTTATGTCGCTAAGTTATCTTATGTGAAATGGGTAGATAAACCTGCTGACTTTGACGATGTCGTTGAAGAACAAGTAGATTCACAGGGAGATGACTTAGAGGATGGCATACCATTCTAGAGACGAATATCGTGACCCTAGAGGGGAAATTTCATTGTCTCCCTTATCTACTGACCCTTCTAGGGTTCACGAATCCAATACTAAATTATGGGTTGAGCCACTTGGGAATATTCTGGAAAAAGAATATCCCAAGCCTGAACCTTTAATCGAAGGTCTATTACATTCAGGAACGCAGACCATTCTTTATGGACGAAGTGGCTCTGGCAAAAGTTATATAACCCAAAAATTAATGCTCCATTTGGCTATGGGCATCGATTTTGCTTATTACAGAATTAAGAAGCCAGTCAAGATATTGTATGTCGATGGGGAAATGTTACCTGCCGATTTACAGGCTAGGTATCGCAAGATGAAGCCCAAGCTGACAGATTTTGATGCTTGGAATACAGCACTTAAAAATCTGCAATATTGCTCAAGGTTTATCCAACCACAGACCAAAGAATTGAATATGGAAACTGGGCAAATGGAAGTAAAGAATGACCCACAGATGTTGTTACGCACATTGGATGATAAAGCCAATATGCAACAGCTTATGAATACCATTGAGGTCATGGAGTATGAATTGGTTGTCTTAGATAACATATTCACACTGTTTGCTTTTGATGATTTTGCATCACCGACTGAATGGCTTATTCATGTTCAACCATTTCTTAATTGGTGTCGGCAAAGAAACATTACAGTCTGGATAGTAGACCATGCTAGAAAGACAGCCAGTGCAGGTGGCAATAGTTCACTGTATGGCACGATGGTCAAGCAGGTTACATTGGATTTGCTTATTAATGTGGAATCGGAAAAGAAAGAAGTAGATTATGACGATGACAGCGATATCGAATTTACATTCAAATGGCACTTTGAGAAAGCTAGACACTTGAAAGCGATAGAGCAAGAAGATGTGGAATTCCAAATAAGGAATGGAGACATTGAGGTTATAGAAAACCCATTTAAAAAACAAATGATATTGGCTAAGAAATACTTTGAGGAAGGTATGGCATTAAGAGCAATACAGGAAAAGATTTTGGATGAGATCGATTACAATGTCAGTCACTCAAAAATCAAGCGATGGGCAGACAGGGAAGGATGGCAAAGACCAAAAGATTAAATATATTTCGTAACACCTCTCTACTCTATAAGAGTAGTAGAGAGTGTTACAATATATATATTTACCCTTCACCTAATAATACAAAGGCTGAAAGCCTTTTAAATAAAGAAAAAACACCGAAACCAACATTTTTAAATTTTGTTTTGACTAAAAATTGTTGTTTCAGTGGGTTAAAATAAGTGAAACAAGATATGACACTAGAAGATAGACTGGCACAATGTAAATTAGAAGGCGATAACGCAGAGAAGCATTTTAAACTCTTGATGGAAGCTAAAGGCAAATTTGTGTTACCAGCAACTAGAGAACAAAACATTTATGACCATGTTGATTTCTGGATAGATGATAAGGGTGTAGATGTTAAGGGTAACAGACATTTGGATTGCATCTGGTTAGAGACTAAAAATGTACAAGGCAATAGAGGATGGCTTGAGGGCGAAGCTGAATACATTGTCTTTGATGTAAAAGAATTAAAAGGTTTCTGTTTTTTTGCAAGAACAGATTTGTTGTCTTACTGTCAGAAGATTGACGAAAGGACAAACAATAAAGATGACTTCAATAAAATCTACACACGAAGTGGTCGTAAAGATCAATTAGTGAAAGTTAGATACGATGACATCAAACATTTGCAAAAGGGATTTTTAAAATATAAGGAGTAAATTATGAGTATCGATAATATTAAGCCCCATGAGTGGGATAACAGCAAAGAAGTAAAAATAACAAAACCAAAAGCTATTGATAAGCAAGTAGGTAGTGACCATTACAAGGTAATGAAAGTGCAACCGATAGAATACATAGAAGCCAATGAGTTAGGCTTCTGTTTAGGTAATGTAGTCAAGTACATAACTAGACATAAGCAGAAAGGTGGTTTAGAAGATATTGAAAAGGCGATACACTATCTAGAGCTATACAAAGAATTACATTATGCAAATAAAGATTAAAGATAACATTAAAGAGTTCAGCAAAGGATTGAATAAATTTCAGAAGGAACAATTACCATTTGCATCAGCACAGGCTATCAATGCCACATTGGGTATTGGTAAAAATAATAAAGGGAAAGGTCTCGATGGTGAGTATGCTAAACAAATGATGAAAAAGTTAGATAGACCAAGACCACAAACAACTAAAGCATTTTATAGAAAACAAGCCACTAAAAGAAATTTGGTTGGCACACTTGGATTAATTGAATGGGCTGCTAAGTTTTTAAAATATCAGATAGATGGTGGAGTAAGAAGTCAAGCAACCAAGATACCAGTGCCAATACTTAAAAATAAAAGATTAAACAAATATGGAAACATTGCAGGTAAAAGGTCTGGTTTGGTTAAAGCTGCTAAAGAGTTTATAGGAACAATCAAAGGTGTAACAGGTGTATGGAAACAACAAAGGAAAGGACAAGCACCAGTCTTATTAATTAAGTTCCACGACAGTGTTAGATATGATAAGAAACCATTTGATTTCTATAAGATTGGTAACAATTATGCAAGGAACACATTTACTAGACAATTAGATAAAGAGTTAAGAAAAGCATTAAAGACAGCTAAATGAATATCAACATAGATTACGATGGAACATATACAGCTAATCCTGATATGTGGGATGCAATTATAAACATAATGCATGAGCATGGTTGCAAGGTGTATTGCATTACTAAAAGATGGGGCAATGTTGATGAAAGGAAACCACAAGTACCAATAATCAATGCTATGAAATCTAAACTAGAAGCAAGTAAAGCAACAGGAATAGATATTGATGTATGGATTGATGATAAACCACAATCAATAACCCCATATAGACTAATGAAACATAAGAGATATAAATATTAGTTATATTATAAACAGTATAAATATATGATTTTAAACACACAAAATAACACCAATCCTCTGAAACCCTTATGGATAGGGGCTTGTAGGTTCTTACTAGCGAAAATCTTGTGCTTGGTATTCGGAG